AATTTCAATAATTTCCATAATTTGATTAATAATATTTAATTTAATATTTTCATTATCTATTTTATATTCTAGATCAATTGAATTTATAAAATCTTTTTTCAAATTATTTAAGTTTTTAATATTATTTTCAATTTCTTTTTTTTCCATAATTAAATCAGATAATACTAATAAATCTGCCATAATAATTATGATAATAATCATAAAATCATTTTTTATAATAATAACAATGATATGATAATAATAAAATAAGTGATATTAAATAAGTTGATTCTAAATTCCTAATTTTTAATTCTTGATTTTTAACTTTCAATTCTAATGTTTCTATATTTATATATTTATTTCTTTGGTTATCTAAAAATAATTTATCTTCAATATTTTCATTTATTTTTATTATATCTATTTTATATTTATTTGATAGTTTTGTTATTTTACTAATTTGAGTTTCATATTCTCCGATTTCTGATAAATTATTTGCAATTTGTTTCCTATTTTTATAAATATCAATATTTATATTATTTATTTTAATCAAATCTTCAATTTTCTCTTTTTCTTTTATTAATTCTAATAATACTAAACTTGAAGACATATAAAGAAACTTCAAAATTATCTTTAAATATCTTTATTATAATTATCTAATTTAGCATTTATTATATTAAGTTTATTATAATTATTTTTCAATAATGTTTCGTGTCTAGATTTTAAATTGATACAATCATTATAATAATCAATATGCAAAGAATATTGATTTAATTTTTTATAATAAAAATCAATATTTCTAATATTATTTTCAATATTATTTTCAAGTTCTTTTTTATCTTGTATGAGTTCTGATAATACTAAACTAGAAGACATAAATATATAATTAAAATTATTAAATTCTAATCATTTTTTATAATTATTTATCTTTTCATTTATCATAAATAATTTTCTTTTATTAATTTCTATTTTCATATAATAATCAAATTTAATATTAAAATTATCATTATTAATAATATTTCGTATAATCATAGTTATATTATTTTCAATTTCTTCTTTATCTTCTATAAGCTCTGATAATACTAAACTTGAAGACATTATATTTAAAGATAATTTTGAAATCTCCTTAAATATAAAAAATGATTAATTTCAATTTTGTTATTATAATTATAAAATGACAGCTTTAATTAATAATTATAATGAAACTACATTTATTAATAGTATTATGTATGAATATGAAGGACGCAATTTTATTATAGATTATATTGGTTATTGTACATCATTATTTGACAAACATATGAATATTTTAATAAGAAATAATATTGATACAATTGATTCAATTATTGAAATCTATTATACAAAAAAACAAATTAAAAATTCTAAAAAATATTATAATAATAATTATATTAAAACTTTATTAGTTCCTAAATTATTTGCTAAATTTCTTGATGCAATTGATAATCAAAATAAAATTGAATTAAGTGATGCTGAAACAGAAATTTATTATACTGATGATGAAATAAATTATAATGATGATAATTTTGATGATTAATTTTATTTTTGTATTATTTTTTTAAATTTTTAAATAAAAATGATTAGGATATTATATTAAAATAATTATGCCGTTTAATATGACATCTATCAACATTGATAAGGAAAAATTTGTCGCTGAATGCATTGCTAAATACAAAACTTCAGATGAATATGATATTTCACTTGTCTTTGACGATTTTTTCGAAGAATATCATATTAATGTTTCGGAAACTTCTGGAAATCTTTTAGAAACTGATCTATTGCCATTGTATGATGAATTATATCTTATGGTTGAGAAAGTTCTGATTGATGACTATGAGAGCGAAGCCGAAACGGATGATGAACAATCTCATGAATAATATTTAAAGATTGATCATTATATAAAAGCAAAATATATTTTTGTTTTTATTAATTAATGACAGTTATTTTTAACGAAGATAATTTTATTAATGAAATTGTTAATTTTTATATAATTAATGATATTTCTTATTATCATCCTAAAAGTTTTTTGCTTAGAAACGAAAATTATAGTTTATTTTTTGATTTTTTTTTTACTAAAATGACTAAAACTCATAATTGTAAATTAATTTTAAAAAGTTATTGTACGAAAGAAGAAATCAAAGATGCTAAAGAAAGATATAAAGATGATTATGTTGAATTAAAATTAAGTCTAATTTTATATCATAAATTTATAAATAAATTACGACAAAAACAAATATCTCTTTTATATTTAAAATATGGTGATAATAAAATAAGAAATATGTTATCATAATTTTTTGTATTATTTTTTTCTATTTTCAAAAAAAAATGAAAATAAACTTAATTATGAAATTTAAGTCTTAAATCAAGGAATGCTCATTTGATAGCACTAATTTCTATAGCACACTTAAAGTTTGATATCATTATTAAAGATGATATCCGTGTAGTTATGGGGTGTATATGGAGTACTACTTTATCTTTCAATAGAAGTTTAAGATTTCACAATTAAATTAAAACACAGAAGCGCACGTTTTTGTTCTTTTTAATTTAAAAAAATAAATTTGTATTAATTTTTAAGTAAATGAATAAAAAATGAAAAGTAAATATTAATAAATAATTATGCCATATTCTATGATGACATCACCCACTTTTGACGAAGAGACGTTTATTTCTACTATTGTGAAGAAATGCAATGATGATTTTTCTGTCAATCCCAACACGATTTTCACTGACTATTACATCAGTGAGATAGGTTTCGATACGGAAGTTGAGAGATCTATCACTAAGAAACTCAGAGATGCTGCCAGTTCTTACGCACCGATATATAACCAATCATTACATTCGTATCTTCTTAATAAATTTGAGGATGCAATGGATGACTGCTATGATAGCGATGCTGATACTGATAGCGAAGACTGAATTCTTAGTTTTCATATAAAGGGCAAAAATGTAAAAAGTTTTTGTTCTTTTTTTATAATAACTTATTAAATTTGCATTATTTAATTAAAAATTTAATAAAAAATGAAAATTTAATTAAAGTAATTAATTACCCATTCAATGGCGTCATTTCCCGTTTTTGAAATTAGAAGGTTTATTAATCCTATTCTTGATGAACTGATGGAAAGCAAAAGCAAAGATTGTTGCGAAATATTTGAAAGACATTTTGAAGAACTTGTCAAAAATTATGACCTTGAAGTTATTCTCAATAGGTATTGTACCCCGAGAGAAATTAAAAGTGCACAATGCAGATATGGAAGCGATTATCTTGAAAAAAAAGTTAATATTGTTCTGTTTGAAAAACTTCTAGAAGCCATTACCAGGCATTATAGAAAAAGCAGATAGAGTAATAGCAACTTTATAATGAACAATTATTATTTTTGTTCATTTAATATAAAAATAAAAACAAAAAAAGAACAAAAACTATTAAATCTTTGTCCTTTATAATCCCGAGAAACAAGCTCAAATCTCAAACGTCGCAGATGATTTCAACATCATTGTCCGCATAATAAACGTCCATTTCTCCGTTGTCAATTGCTTTATCAACTTTGAAATATAGGAGTTCATATAATGAGATATAAGCTGTTTCACCCGAATTGCGATAACTCTCGAATATAGCTGCTTCTTTTTCCGCATCGTTGCCAATTTCCGACATATAATGACGATAAATGACATTCCGAATAGAATTTGCATAATCCCAATAGACTTTATGCAAAGCTGCAGAAACATACGCTTTTTCATCAAAAAGAGGGGATGACATAGCTGAATATGACATAATAATTATTATTTATATTTATTTCATTTTTTCATTTAAAATATTTATATTAATACAAAATTATAAATATAAATAAAAGAACAAAAACTTTTACATTTTTGCCCTTTATATGTCGCGTTGTCCTCAAACAGAACCAGAGTTGCCACCAGCAGCAGCTAGCCAAATTTCAACACTTTGATATAGGATATCATCCGTGTCTGTTTCTGGCTCAACTGGTGGTGAATTCTCATAGTCATAGTTGATATACTCGGCTAAGATTTTTCCGCACAAAGTCCTGATCAGATCCAATGACATCAAATCTGGCGGCAAGTTGCTTTTAACAAACAACTCAATGTCAGGTCTAACATCTTCGTAATCTTCATAAGACTTAGAACGGAGGAAAGCATTGCAATCGGCGATGAAAACTTCTTCAGAAAACATTTTGCAAGGACACACTGTCAAATAACGATTAACTCTTTGTTTGACAGGGTAATAATTACTATATATTTAGTTTTCATTTTTTTCTATTATTCTTTAATTTTAATACAAATTTATTAAAATAAAAATAAAAATGATTAATTATATTTATAAATTATAAATATGGTTTCTTCATTTAATGAAAATGAATTAATTGATATATTATTATTTGAATATAATAAAAGTAATTATCAAAGATTTTTAGAAAATGAAATAAATATAATTGTTAATTATAATACTATTGGAGAAAATCAAGAAATAATTGTTCATTATGTAGGTGATGTTTATGATGCTATGAAATTATATAATGATAATAATAAAGATAAAAAAATAGATATAGATAACTATAATAATAAAGAATTATTTTATAAAGATCTGGCATATATTTCATTATATACATTTTTACAAGCAACTATACAAGATTTGATAAAAAAATGATTTATATAAAAATAAAATAATTTTTTATAATTAAAAATGGCAGTTAGCATAAATTCATATAAATATGATGAAATAGCATTGATCAATAAAATCTTAGGTGAATATTATATAAATTCAGAGCTAGATCATAGAATTATTATAGATAATTATTTGGAATATTATTTAATGAATAATACTAAAAAAATGAATAAGAAAATTATTAAATTTTATTATAAATCAATAAAAAATGCGTTTAAATTTAATAAACATAATATTGAAAATATTTATCCTCCTATTGTAATTAATGCTGAATTATTCAAAGCATTAGCATTTATTATTCTTTATAATAAACTATTGCCAATTATTGAAAATGAACTTAATAATGATGATACAAGTGATGCTGAAACTGTCTATGGTTTCTAAAGATATTTAAAGATAATTTAATGATATCCTTAAATATCTTTTTTTTATGCTTAATAAATAATAATGCCTATTTTTGATGAAAATAATTTCATTAAATTAGTTATTGATGCTTATATAAATGAAGGTTATGATACTATTTTATGTTTATTTCTTGAAGATTTTCTTCAAACATATACAGATAATAATACAATTGATGAAAATATAAATATTATTAATATTTATACTTATTTTATTAATGATGCAATTGATCTTTTTGAATTTTATTATAATATTAAATTTGAATTAAATGGAACAAAAATAAATTATGCAGAATTAGCTTCAATTACTTTATATCATAATTTTTATGATAAAATATTAAATATTATTATTGATAATTATGATAGTTCAAAAGATACTGATGAAGAATGACAAAAATTAATTTTTTGTCATTATATTGAATTTATTATTCCATAAGAGAGTCAACAATTGTCTCTAAGACATTCACACAATCATTGATAACAAACTCAGTATATACACCATCGCCATAAATGCTTTCATAATAAATGCATTTTTTTTCTGTCATAAACTTCTCATATAAAACAGACGAAACATTTGCTTTTATATCATCACTCAAATAACTAATTCCGCGATTAAATGCTCTTATATCATTACTTTCGCGAACATCATCATTGATTATTTTGATCTCATCAATTAGTTCTTGCTTTGATTTAATAGCAGTCTCTACCATTTTAGGTATAATATTTTTATACATAATTGCAAATCATTTTTATTTTTATTTAGTTATTTATAAACACAAAAATATCTTTAATATTATTTACTATTATTTACTACTAATAATAGTAATAATCCTTTCTAAAATATTAATACAATCATTAACAACAATATCTGCATCTTCTTCATCTTCACCATATATTAATTCATAATAAATACATTGATGTTCAATTTTATATTCTTTATATAAACTATCTGAAATATAATTGCGAATATCATCATCTATATGACATAATTTTCTATAAAATGGATGCATATCACTACTATTTTCATAATCGCCAATAATTTTATTAATTGTTGTAATTAATTTTACTTTATTCTCGTCCATTATTGTTTATGAATAAAAAAAATAATAATTGAATATCATTTTTTTATTTATATCAAATGAAACTTTCATTTAAAATTCCTCATTTATTTTTCTTTTCTTAGCTTGATGTTCTTTTTTTATGAAACGAATATCTATGATGTCCTCTTCATAAATATTATCAATATCAATATAATTATATTTATATTCAATAATCTCATCAAAATTGATTAAATGATTATACATTTTGTATATAATTTAAATAAAAAAATAATATCATTTTTATTTTTATTTACTTATAAATAAAAATTATTTCATATATTTAATAACTTTGCGAAGAGCTATGCAACATTTATTTTTTGCTTCATTATTAAATTCATCATCTCCATACATATATTCATCTAAAATATTATATAATTCTGCAATATAATTTTCATATATATCTTCAGTAGTATATAAACGAATCTTATCATTATAAATTCTTAATTTTTGATATAAGGAAAGTAAATCATAAGTATCATTTGAATTATAAATATTGATTAAATTTAATTTTAATGTTTGCTTAGAGATTGTTGAAGACATTATAATAATTTTAAATTAAGTTAAATTATCATTTTTTTATTTATTTTTCATTTATTATAAAATGAATTATAGTTCTATTAATGAAGCATATGATCAAAATATAGATACTGATTATAATATTTTAGATGATGATCTTCTAAATTTAAGTTTTTATGATGATAATGACAATGGTAATGGTAATGATGATAATAATAAAAAAAAAGATTGGAAAAATTCAATAGATGCAAAGAAACTTTTAAGAGATTATAAAAATCTTAATAAAATTTTAAATGAAAATAAAAATTTTAGTATAAATTTAGACAAACAAAAAGAAGATATTATTAATTATAAATGTAATATTTATTTAAAACATCAAAATGTAATGTTGCAACTATGCAGAGAAACACCAGATATGATTGATACAAATGAAATGAATGATCATATTATTAAATATATAGAATTATTTAAAAATTATGCAGATAGATGGATAAATGAATATTATATTATACATAAAAATAAATTATCAGATGATATTGAAAAACAAGAATCAAAATTATTAGCATATAGAAATCTTTTTATCAATACTACAAAAGAAATCATTCCTTTGGAAAAATCAAGTAAAAATATTTGTCCCATTTGCTTTGAAAATGAAATTAATATGTGTGCAATTCCTTGTGGTCATACTTGTTGTAATGATTGTGTTATGCAAAGTATGAAATACCATAATACAAAAATAACAAAATGTTTAAATTGTAGGAATACTTTAAAAGAATATATAAAATTATTTATTCAATTATAATAAATGAAAATAGAAGATATTATTAAAGAATTAACTAATATTTGCGAAGATATTTATGAATTACATAATTTAATTATATGTAATAAATTATTTAAATTAAATAAAAATATTAAACCTCATATTTCTAAACAATTATATATCAATTATAATAAAGAATTAGAAAATCTTTTTTTTGAATCATTTATTAATGAAAGTAAAATTAATAATGAAATAAAAATAATAATGAATGAAATAATTTATTTAATAAGTGAAATAATTTCATCATTAAATAAATTATTATTAAATTATCCGTAAAATCATATCATTATATATTGTATCATAAGCATTACTTGTAATATTTTTATCATATTTATCATTAGTTATATCTTTTCTAAACATATTTAAAATATTAAAATTTTTCTTTAAAAATATATTAAATATTACTAATAATAAAAAAATATACATTAAATATAAATAAATAAATACATAAACATCAAAGAAACTAATATTCATATCATTTCTCATTGAATATATAGGTAATATTTTAAATATTAATAGAACAATTGTATATTTTAACATATCAGCATAAGATAATCCACGAATTAATAAATATATAAATAATATAATATTCTGAATTAATGATAATACTAATGCAAAAAAAGGATTTGCTCCTGTAATTATCCCAAATTTATATAATCCATACCATATATATATAATTATATTAAATGCAAATTCATTTATTATTAATAATCGTATTTTTGTTAAAGTAATATCACCAGTATTTAAAATTTCTTTATCCTTAAATTTTATTGATAATGTACTTTTATTATCCATTCTTATTTTTATATTTTATTTTTATAATCAATAAAAAGAAAAAAAATTAATTTTTCTTTATATTCCTTAACCACAGAAGATAATTAAATATTAATCATTTTCTACAAACCGAGAATAGAAAACTTTATACAATGTTATTGCTCCAAGTTCTATGTAAGCAACTTTTGAACCTTTTGAAAGACAATCTTTATAATAATCTAATTTCCAAGATTTTTCAAAAACTTTAATGGCATTTTCAGTTTTTCCATAATAATATTTAATAACATTCTTATTATGTATTATTGTTTTCTTTGATAAATATTCTTCTGCAAACATATATAAATATAAAGAAATATCATCTTTATTTTTATATTTATTTAAAAATGTTTTTTCAAAATCATCTTCATCAAACTTAAATGACATTTTAAATAAAAAAAATAATAATTATTCATTTTTATTTAAAATTACTTATTTATTTATACATTATCAATATCAATATCATCTTCCTTCACATCTTTTTCATCTTTATCCATATCAGGCGGATTAAAACCAATATCTATATTTTCAGTTATTTTACTTAATATTTTAGGATCTATTTCATCTCCATTATCTTTATTAATAACCGGAGATGGTTCAGGTGCTTTTAATAAACTTGAAATAAAAGCGGGACATAATGCTGATAATGAAATAGATGAAGTGAATGTATAAAAACTAATAATAGTTATAACAATATAAATAATACCGAATAATAAAAAATTATTTTTAGTAAATAAAGATCTATCCTCATTACCTATAATATTATTCTCATCTTCATTAATTGGTTTTTTATAATCACATAAATATACAAATATAAATACTACTAATGAAATTATAAATGAAATTATATAATATTCCATATAAACTCTAATTTAAATATAGAATGTTTATTATATATAAATATACGCATTAGGACATATAAATATTAAAATAATTAAATAAATAAATATGAAACTTGAATTGAAAAAATTTGATCCATCAACAATAAAAAGCGATTCTGTTGTTGTTTTGATCGGTAAAAGAAATACAGGTAAATCATATTGTATGAAAGATATATTGAGTTATCATAAAGATTTGCCTGTTGGTGTTGTTATTAGTCCAACAGAAACTGCAAATAATTTTTTTGAAACATTTATTCCTAATATGTTGATTTATGAAGAATATGAACCAGTTATTATTAAAAAATTCTTAGATAGACAAATATCTATCAATAAACAAAAAGCAATTCAAATAAAAAGATATAATTCTTCTGATATTGATAATAGAGCTTTTTTAATTTTAGATGATTGTTTATATGATAAAACGTGGCCTACTGATAAAAATATTAGATCTATATTTATGAATGGGCGACATTATAAAATATTTTTCTTAATTACTATGCAATATTGTATGGGTTTACCACCCGTTTTAAGAGCCAATATTGATTATGTTTTTATTTTTAAAAATAATATTATTAAAGAAAGAGAAAAGATTTATAATCATTATGCAGGTGTTTTCAATGATTTCTCCACTTTTTGTGCTGTGATGGATAGTTGTACTGAAAATTATGAATGTGTTGTTATTGATAATAAAATTCAAAGTAATAAATTAGAAGATCAAGTTAAATGGTATAAAGCAAAAGAAGCTGATTTTAAAATGTGTACACCTGAATTATGGAATTTATGTGCATTAGAAAAAGAAAGAAAAGCAAATACTCTTGTATATGAAGATGAAGATGATGAAGAACCATATGATCCTAGTGTTTTTGCAAAAAATCATAATAAAAATAAAATGCAAATTAAAGTTAAAAAAACATTTTAAAAAGAACTATCACAATCATTTCTTATTGGATTTATTTTTATTATATTATCATTATCAACTAATGATGATAATATTCTACTATCTAATCTATTGTTATAAGCATTAGTTGTAAATTTTTGTTTTGTTAAATTTTCATTTTCTATTGGTACTGGTAATCCTTCACGTGCTAAACCCATATTACCAATTCTTTCACTTTCTTCTAAATCTATTTGACGTTTATTTACAACCATATTAATATCTTCTTTAGGTACTCCAACAAATTTACCACCAGCATTTGGTGTTCTTCCCGCTTTCATCATTAATATTTCACGGGTTCCATCAATTTCAGCATTATAATCAGCTTCTCTATCTGGAGGTGTAAATATTGTTTTACTACCTGCAATCCCATAATTATCAGTTAATGATGTTTGTCTTTGTGTATTTTTAGCTTTTTCATCTTTAATCAAATATCCACCAAATAAACCATTTAATATTCCTCCTAAAAATCCATATCCTGATCCACCTGTTCCAACTGTTGTCTCTTTAACTGTCGTTTTTGCAACTATGGATGGATCATATACATATGTACTATAATATGATGTATTATTTATATTTCTAACTGTTCCACCACAAGGCAACGTTTCTTTTAATGTTGTTCTTGCTCTTGTATTATTATTAACATATCCTGATTGTTTACCTTCAATAAATCCTCCATTACCTTCGTGAATAGTTGTCTCTTTTGTTGTTGTTTTTGCTGTATCATATAAAGCGGCATATGTTTCATCCATTCCACTTAAATTTCCGCCATTATCCTCGTGAATAGTTGTCTCTTTTGTTGTTGTTTTTGCTGTATCATATAAAGCAGAATACGTTTCATCAATACCACTTATATTACCCCCATTATCTTCGTGAATTGTTGTCTCTTTTGTTGTTGTTTTTGCTGTATCATATAAAGCAGCATAAGTTTCATCAATACCACTTATATTACCTCCATTACCTTCGTGAATTGTTGTCTCTTTTGTTGTTGTTTTTGCTGTATCATATAAAGCTGAATAAGTTTCATCCATACCACTTAAATTGCCATTATTACCTTCGTGAATGGTTGTTTCTTTAATAGTAGTTTTCATAGTATGAGTAATAGGATCATATAAAGTTGATTTTTCAGGTGCTTGAGGTGCAGCATTACCATTTTGACGAGGATTATCAACAAAATATTCTTTCATAGTTATTTTGATAGCATCAGTTATTGGAGAAACCATAGCTTTAATAACACTAGAAAAATTAGCAACAGGAGTTTCAATTTGAGTTAAATTTCGTTCATTATCATAAATAATTATATTATTTTTTCCATAATCATCTTCTTTATTCATAAAATCTTCTTGATTTTTTAATGGACCGTAATAATTAACATGACTATTTGTTCTTGTTGAAGTATCTGTTAAATTTTCAATAGGTCTATCAACTTCTTTTTTTATTACAGATTGACCTTTAAACCAATTATCTTCTGTTCGTGTAAAAGCTCTATCTGCTCTATTTTTATCCATAGGCATAACAACTCCTCGCTGTTCTACATTATTTTTTGGTTTCATAGGTAAAGTATAAAGAGATGATTTTTGATTAGATAATGGTCTTAATTCATCTTTTGTTTTTGGTTTAACATAATTAATAGTTTCTGCTTGTTGAAAACCTCCGGTTCCTTCACTTGTATAACCTTTATTTAAACCAGGACCAACTAAAACACTATCAATTGGAGATATATTATTTTGAAGTTGTGATAAATTAGTTCTAGATATTAAAAATTTAGATGTATCAATTAAATTATCATTAAAATTAGCAATAGAAGGGAAAAAATCTTTTTTAGCTACTTCTGTTTTTCTAGTGCTTTTAGTATCCGAACTATAACCCATATTTTTACTTAATCCGAATTGTTCCACATTTTGAGTAACTGCTTTTTTAATGAAAGGTTGCATATTTCCGTGTTTAAAATCACTAATATTAATATCATTTCCAGATAAACTTTTAATAACACTACCATTCATATCATCACTATTAAAATAATGAGGTATAACACCTGTTTGAAAAGGCATTTGAGCTTTTTTATAATAATCATCACTTAAATTTTGTTCATAAGCTCTTGTTTCACTATAAAATTTAGAACTATAAATATTATCCATTGATGGTGTATCATTGTTTCTCATTTCTCTATATCAATAATGCATATTTATTTATTAAGTTAATCAGCATATATAAAACCATTATTTGAACCAACCATATATTCATCATCACTATCTCCATCTTCCATATCAACTTTATATTCTTCTTCTCCTTCATTTTCTTCAAAATTTTCACCTTTTTCATTATTAATTTCAGGTTCAGCTTCATTATCTAAAATTTCTTCATTATATTTCAAACCATATTTTTTCAATTCTTTTTCTATTTCTTTATCTTCACGTGTTTTCTTATTCATTCTAGCTAAAATATCAAATTTATTTTTCTCACGAATTTGATTTATAAAATCAATTTGTTCATTTAAATCTAACATATGACAATTTTTAATATTATTTATAATTGAAATAACAATTTCTTTTAATAATTCTTCGTGTATTTCTTTATCTATTTCAATTGATGGTATAAATTTTTTATTTACAACAGTATCTATTGATGATGGTAAAGACATTAAACGAATTACAGCAATACGTCTAATATTATCTATTTCTCTGATATTATCTTCAGTAATAATAGAATTTAATTTATTAAGTTCATCAACTGTATTATTAATAGTAGTAATAAAAGATAATGCATCATTTTTAAGATATTTATATAAAATCTTAGAAATTATAGAAGAAATTTGTTTATAATTATCAAATTTATAATTATGAAATAATTGTTTTAATTCTTTATTATTAAAATAATTAATAAATTGTTCTTTATATTTTTCAGTTGTTTTAAATACTGATAATAATAAATTTTTTATTAAATCCTGACTAAATATTGTTGATTTCTTTAAATCCTTTAAATCAGTTAACCATTCTTGAAGATCAGCGGATATTATATTATATTTAATTGGATTTTGAATTCCTATAAAATCTTCAGATGTTGTTATTTTTTTTGGTTTTTTTATGAAAAATCTTTTATAACGTGGCATATTAAATACACGTTTCCCAGTTAATTTATCTTTTGCTTTCTTTAAATCCTGACGATCTGTTTTAAAATATAAATCAGCTGTAAAATTTTCATCTATTTTCTCTAAACAACAACCTTGCAAATATTTATGTATTTTTACAAATTTAATAGCAGGCATATAAATTAATGCATCTATATAAGCGTGTAAAAAAGTATCGCCCTTATATTCTTTTCTTTTTAATAAATCATATAAAGTATCATAATATTTTCTTCCAATATTAATTTTAACTTTTTTAGCTTTAATTTTAGTCATTGTTAATATTTCTTTTTCATATTTTTCAGTTATTATTGACATAATTATTTTTTTATAATCATCATCCAATGGAACTAAATTAGCATATTCATCTTTATATAAATCTCCATATACTTCTCTAAATATACAACCTAAATATATCATAACTCCTTTTTTAGCTTCCATATCATACGGAACACCGTATTCATCCCATAAATGTTCACATTCTGGAAATAATTTATCTTGATTAAAAAATAAAGTTTCGTGAATTATATCTTTCTGAATAGTTATAGACCATAAAGCAATAATATCATAAATAACATTTTTAAAATTATTAAAATATTCATTTATTGCATTTATCATTTTATCTTTGGCATTTATCAAAATATATTTAATTGGTTTTTTTAAATAAATATTTAATTCATCTTCATCAATATCTGGAAAATACTTATATATTATTGTTATTTTTGGTTCTATTGTTCTATAATTATTAAATAAATATGATACTATCATATCATAATTTATTGGTAAAGCACTTAATTTTTGCATTCTAAATAAAAAAGGTAATATCATTTTTAATAATTCTATAAAACCTGCCTCAATTATATAGAATTGATTATTATAATATTTATTAAATTGTGTTTCATCTAAATCAATCTCTTCTTTTTCATCATCATACTCATAATTATCTTCTTTTTCATTTGATTGACCTATTTTTATTGGTATTCCTTCATAATTAGTTTCATCAGTACCAATATGAATTTCGTGTTCATCGTCAGCACAAGAAAAATTTAATTTATAAATATCCACGAATGAATATTTTAATAATTCAAATCTTATTTCTAATTCATCTAATTGATTTATTATATTTTTCTTATTTAATTTACTAAATAAATCTAATTTTAATATTGCATCCTCCAATATTAAATTTTTCCTTAAATCCCTTAAATTAGTAATAACTTGATCATAATTTTTATCATTAAGATTAGTTATAATTGAATAAAGATCACGTGTAATATCTAATTTTTTAACAACTGAACGTTCTTTTTCAAATGTTTTTAATTGTTTATTAATAATATCAGCAGATTTTATAGTAATATCAACTAATATTTTAAGTTCTTTAAGAATATTAAAAAATGTAAATCTTGGATTAATTAATTCAATACTTTTTATTTGAATTGAATTGTAAGTTATTTTTTCAATAGTTTCATTTTTATTTAAAATATTCAAATGATCTTTAATTATTTTAAAATCATCTTGTGATATATTATCCAAATTATAATTATATTTTTTTAATAAATTATTTATACTTGTATAATTATAATTATCTATATCTATTTTATCAACAGGTATTTCAATTTTATATGATTTTATTAAATCTTCAAAATCTTCATTTTCTGATGTTGCATTTATACTATCTAATTTAATCGGATTATACAAATGAGACATTATTTTATCATTTAAATAATCATCTAATATACAAACTGGACTATAAAAATATACCCCTATTATTGGTATATTTGTTTCATCGTCCTTAAATACAATAAATTTATTATCTTCTGATAATTCTATTACTGTTTTTTGTTCAGCCTTAAATCTAAGTCTATTATTATCAGCATCATAATTTAAAGGAAACCAAAGCTTATTTTTAGAAGTTAAAGCAAGATTAGCATCATTAATTTTATCATATTTTTTAAGATCTGAAATGAATTCTTCAATATTTAAATCTTCAAAATCTCCACGATTAGCATCTGCGACAACAACAAAATTATCAACATTCGTTTTTTTATTAACAACTTCATAAAATAATTTTAAAAAACATTCAGTTTTAGATTTTGTTTTAACAAAATTAAATAATTCATTATAAATTTCTTCTTTTGAAAAAGCAATGAAATTAGGATTATTTTTAATAATTTCATCAATACTAACTAATTCAAAATAATCTATCTCTGGAATTTCTTCATCTAAATAAATTATATCGTCATTGTCTTTGTTTGACATTTCTATTATTATTTAAAGATATTTAATAATAATATTTAATAATGAAGTATTTTAATTTATTATTCATTCTTTTAATAGCATCATTATCTAATTTATCAGGTTTTACTTTACATATTAATAATCATTATTCAACTATTGCAGGTAAAATTTTTAATTTAAATAAAATTCTTAAATATGGATTTTATTTTGATAGTAAATGTACTTTTAGGGATGATACTATTTATCATATAAATTATTATAATGAAAATAAAAGTTTAATGTTAATATTAAATGATAAAAATAATATTAAATATTTATTAAAAGATAAATATAATTATTTTATTTCATTTGATATTTATAAATATAAATATAAAATTTTTGTTAAATCTACACCAATAGCACATAATTATACTGAAATTGATATTGATATTAGGCAAAATAGAAATAATAAATTTAATAATACAATATTAAATTTTAATCATTATAGAAAAATTGATAATATTATTTATAAATATATATATAATAATATTATAATAGAAAATGAAAACAAAAATGAAGATGAACTTTCTATAAAATTATTTAAATTTTTTAATAACTATTAACTGGCTGTTTGCAAGATAATATATAATTAGGTTCTCCAAATGGATAACCTGGGGAATAATTTTTATTATTTTTATTTAAATCCTGCCATTGATTTAAATCTCCACTATCAACAACATCATTATTTCTTAATGGATAAAATACATTTTGATCTTGTGGAGTTTCTACTAATGGAACATGATTATCTTTTGCCACCATTCTATAATTAATACCAATTCTATCAAATCGTTCAATTGCTGTTTCCTGTGGATTCCAAAATAATGGATCATAACGATTAATTCCAGTTTCTTTTAATGTACAAGGGGGATTTGATAAACGACAAGATTCAGTTGGAATAGCACATTTGCGCGTATCTCCATTATATTTTGTTTTACATCCGGTTGATACATAACTATTAGGAAAATAAGCATCTTTATTACATTTAGAATTTTTATAATTTAATCCTGATAATTCAGTTGAATCATCAACAGCATTTTTCATAGTACAAGTATGTTGTCCATAACCTTGAAATCTTATAAAAGGATCATCAGGCATTACTACTCCACAATCATTACAATCATTATAAGGTGAATTTAATTGATATATACCTGGGAAAATAGAACGAGTTAATTCTTCTTGATAACTTCCAGAATCATATTTTAATCTTGTATCATTTGGAATATTCATTATTTCTATTATTAACAATTATTTATTTTTAATGGTGGTGGCAGTGGCACAGAACGATACATTATTGATTGACAAGATGGCAAATGTTTCATTTGTTGATCAATCGGAGATGTCTTATCATTTGTTATTATTCCATTATCACTTGGAGTATATAAATTATCGGGGCATTTTGATATTATTCGGGTTTGACCACGTAATTCACTTTCTAAATCAACCATATTTCCTTTAATATGTGAAACAGCAGTTCCACCTACTAAACCTAATTGATGCATACATTTATTACCATTTTCATATCTATGAGGGGATAATATATATCCTAATGTATCAACACTTGATTTTAAATCAACTTTATAGGAACAATTATCATATTTAGTTCTATTAAAACTCATTTTACTTATTCTAATATAATATTATAATATTATATTATTGGCTTTTATTAAAATTTAATCTATTTATATATGAACGTGTATCTTCACCGCCATTTGTCCATATGGGAACTATATGTTCTGGATTTTGTATATCTTTTAAACAATCAACTAATGGTATAGGTTGTTTTATTTGTCTTTCCATTATTCTTTTTTTACACGAAAATGATTTATTTTCACCTCCACTAGCATAAAAACTAGAATCAGATCCTGATAATATATCCAATTCTGAATTTATATCTCCTAATGATCCTTTCATTGTCGGACAAGCATCAAATAAACGTCTAAATAATTGCAATTTACATCTATCTCTTGTTAAACTTTCCTTATTAGCTACTAAACTACTATAATTATCTATTAAACACGGATCAGATAATCCATAACCTGGACGACCTCTTAAATTAACATGATCATACATAAATTCAGGTAAACGAACATTAGGATCTACACAATCAACAAATTGAGTTGAATAAGTTTGATAATCATTTATCTTTTTATTACCATAATTTTTAGATTCCTCCCAACACGAATCAGAACATATACTATTTTGTTTATCAAAATATGTTGACATTATATCTAATTATAAACTTATATTATATTATTTAAACACTGAATACCATTATTTTCTTTACAAGTTTTATCTCTATAATATAACCATTTTTCATATGATTCTCTATCATTTGGTATAGTTGTTGAAGGTACTGTATAAAATTGTCTTTGATAAAAATTGCGTTCATAAATATCATTTATATCTTTAAAAACATTTTCTTTAAAATATGTATTTATATTTGTATTTATTTCTTCTTTATTAAATGGACAAGCTTTAATATTATTATTATTATTAGTATAATCTATTATTGATGGATTCATAAATGGATTATCGTGTGATGGTTTAACACAAATCTTATTATCATAAAAACCTAAATTTCTATTACTTAATGTTTCATTTGTATCAATTTTATTTTGTTCATCAAATAAATAAATATAAAATATAAATATTAATAAGATTATTCCCAATAATATAAATATTATATTTCTAAAAATTAATGAAAATATTAAACTTATAAATATTATTAAATTTACAATTGCTAATAATTTATCCTTAAAAGTCATATTTATTAAAGGTAAAAAATTTATCATCATTATCTATAAAATAAGTTGAAAAGAAAAATAAATTAATTATTTGAATTAAGTTTTTGTTTAAGTTGTTGTTTTTTCATTAAATTTCTTAAAGCCTGATTATTAACACCTGAACGAGTTTTAGCACCACCGCCTCCATTGCCACCACCACCATTCATATTTTTCATCATACTCATCATATTCATCATAGTTGACATATCAAATCCACCACCACCTGAACTATTATCTTCAGAATTTCCACCAAATAATCCAGGTAGTATTGATGCAAATTTCATCGCATCTTTCATTATTGCTTCCTGTGATAATTCACCACTTGAAATTTTACTTGACATCTTTTGACTTACATTTGTAAATAATTCACTAAAACCACTATCCGGATTTGCAATAGCCTTAAATATATCTCCTTCATTAGTTATTGATTGTTTAATCTTTGATAGATCAACATCATTAATTATTTCTTTCGCTATTTTTCCAATTGTTGTATCTTTAAGACTATCCATTCCATCAATTGACGGGTTTGATTTAATATTATCAGCCTTTAATTCATTTAGACGTAATAGAACTTTCTTAATATCAGCATTTTCAACATTAATATCAGTTTCTGGTTCTTCTGAAACTGACTGGAGAACTGTTAAAATTATAGTTATTTGTTCTTCACTTAATTCATTTGTATAAATATAAAGAACACTTAGATAATGATGTGATATGAAATTATTTCTTAGAAGTTTAACTACATCTTTTATAGTAATATTTTTATATATTTCAACTGCTGTTTTTGTTTCATCGGCAAACCATTCATTACAATTATCTTTATCAAGAGCTATATAAGATGTCCAAAATTCAGCATTACATTGTTCTTTAAAAAAAGTTATATATTCATCAGATGACTTATTATATGTTTGATAATTATCTCGTATAGTCTTTAAAACTTTTTTTGCAGTTTCACTTTTTGTTTTATGCTTTTTAGCTATATTTTTTAGCTTTTTTAAAAGATCAATATAATACTGATTAAAAATATAAGTTGAGTTTAACGTATTCATTATATGTTTTAATTTAATTAAATATCCTTAAATATATTTTCTCTTAGTTTTTGTAATTCATCAAGCGAAGGTAATTGTTTAGAACTCTTCTCATTCTCAAATTTAGTATTATTATTAGTATTATTATTAGTATTATTAGCATTATTAGTATTATCAGATGTTTCATTAATTATTCCCCATTTATAAAGTTTATCTTCATTTATATTCATTGAATTTATATTATCATCTGTTATATCACTAAAATTATCGGATGATATAGATCCTAATGTGAAAGCCATTGGTTCATTTGGTACATCTTGTTTATTTAAAGGAATGGGAGATGTTATTGATGATTGTTCTTGTTTATCTCTAGTACTATTATTTGAAAATAAATAACCTCTATTTGGTAATAATAAATAATCAAATACTGCTTTACCATAAATAATTTCTTTTGATGGCATAAACATTAATGCTGGAACAGCTGTAATTTTATGACTAATTTTATTAACTATAGTATCTATTACTACTAATTTAATTGTCTTTTTTGTATCGTGTCTTTTTATAGTATCTAATAAAACAGCACAATGTTGGCAAGTATCACTATAAAATAATATCATTTATTAAATTAATGATAAATTAATATAATAAAAATTGACATAAAATTAATATCATTTATTTTAAATAAGTAATAAATAATGTTCAAAAATTATAATTATGAATCTAAATCTGAAAAACATTCGTTTGACATAAACAATATTGATCTTTCAATTGCTAATAGTATTAGACGTATTATTTTAACTGAAATTCCTGTTGTTGGATTTTATGGCGAAGATGAACCTTCTATTGATATTATTACAAATACTGGTCCGTTACATAATGAATTTATGAAACATAGAATCGGATTAATTCCTATTAATGTTTCCGAAGATATAACTGAAATTTATAAAGATGATGATTATAAATTTGAACTCAATGTTATTAATGATACTTCAACAACTATTAATATTACTACTGCTAATTTTACTGGAACTTATAAAGATAAAGATTTAACTATTAATGAATTAAAAAAATTATTTCCTCCTAATCCTATTACAAAAAATAATATTTTAATTACAAGACTGCGAGCTGGCGAAGAATTACATCTAATTGCAAGAGCTATTAAAAGAACTGCTAAAACTAATGCATCATTTTCACCGGTTTCATTATCAAATTTCTATTTTATTGAAGATAAAAAAGAAGCAGATAAAAAAGATAATATTCTTGATAAACAACGTTCTTATGTTAAAAATATTTATGGCGATCCAACTTTATTAAAATTTGAAATTGAATCAGTTAATAGTTTATCTTATTTATATTTATTCTCAACTGCTATTTCTATTCTTATTAATAAACTAAAATTATTAATTACTAATATTGAAGCTAATGAAATTATGATTGAACCTATTCCCAATAATCCATTTTCAGTTAATTTTCATATTGAAAATGAAGACGATAGTTTAGGTAATGTTATACAATCATTAATTCATAATAAATATATCAGACAATCTAATAAACATAAAGGCATTAATTGTTCATATGTCGGTTATATATGTCCTCATCCCCTAAAACAATTAATGATTGTTAGATTAACTCTTGATGATCAAACAGATGTTGAAAAATTTAAACAATTCTTAATTGATAATTCTTATGAAATTATCAGAGAATTAGAAACTATTAACACAGAGTGGATTAAATTTAATCAACTCAATGCTAAGAAAAAATAAATACGTTTTTACATTAAAACCGGTGATTTGTAAAAACAATAAAATTTAGCACAATTTCCACTAAAATAATGTAATACTATTTGATTAATATTTGTTATTGAAGTTAATGTAAAAGTTCTGATTTTTTTCTTTTCATCCCCATCCAATGTTTCATCACTTAATTTATATAAATTAAATGGACTTCTTCCATCTTTAATCATATCAAATAATTGTTTTGTCTTTTTTTCAACATCTTCCGTTACTTCTACCTCTACTGTATATTCAAAATAATTCATAATAATAAATATATATATTATAATTCTTTAAGTAATTTATTATATAAATTATATTCTATTTCAGAATGCACTAATTTTTCATTTGTATCATAAATAAAACTATTCATATCATATTTATATTTAAATTCAGGTTCAAATTCTATATAATTATCATTTCCTAATGTTTCATATTTATTTGTTAAATTAAATTCATTAATTACACCTATAACTTTTGCAAATATTACATTATTATATATACCATTACTAATAACTAATATTTTTAAATGACGCGCTAATGGCTTATTCTTTCTGTAAATTAATAATTCAATATCCAATAATAATGTATCTTCATTATTTGAAGCCTTATATCGCTTTAAATTTTGATTTTTAATATGATATTTATTATCATCATTTGGAAGATCAAAATATTCATTAGTTATAATTGTATTAAAATATATCATAAATTTATTAAAATAATTATCTAATATTGTTTTATTTTTGCTTGTAGATGATGAAATCCATTTACCCCATTCTATCCCTTCAACTGTTTTTATTATTTTATCATTATCTATATTAAAAACTTTATTAAATTTCTCATTTAATTCATCATTACCATAATCATAATAAGTATTTTTATTATTTTTTAGTATAATATCATATGGCAATGATGATTTAATATTATTTCTTTCCCACGAATATAAATTTGTATTTGTATATTGTTTTGTCGCAAATGTCTCAATATTAATATTAATTACATAATAAAATATTAATATTATTAATATTATAATTAAAATTTTGTCTAACATCTATAATATAAATTATATTTAATTTATAGAGTATATCCAATGTTATTATTAACAATATTATTATATATTTTAATAATATTATTAATTTTCATCATTAAACCTTCTATTATGTTTGATTTGCACGGTAATATTAAAACATATAATTCTAAATCTTTACTAACATTAGATATTATTTATCCAATTATTGCATTATTATCTTATTATATAATTCTTGTTATAAAAATAATATTACTTAATTAATTTAATAAATGGATTATATTAAAAATTGGATCTTAACGCCTCGCGATAAATTATCATATAATTCTTGTCTTTTTATTACAGGTAATTCGGGCATTGGTAAAACTTATAGAATTAATAAATTATGTAATGATCTTAATCTTTTTATTATTAATATTAATAGTTATAATTGTTCATCGTCAAAACAATTAACAGATTTATTATTTAAAGCATTTGTTTCATCTTTAATTCAACAATTAACTAATAATAATCAAAAAAAAATTATTATTATTGATGAATTTGAAACTTTATTATCATTTGATAGCACTATGAATATTCATCTTTTAAATTTCTTGACAACTAATCATAAACATATACCAATTATTTGCATCGTTTCTAATAATATAAAATTAGGTGAAATTAAAAAACAATGTATTTTATATGAATTGCCTCCGTTAGATAATAATAAAATATATAATATTTTATTAACATATAATCCAAATATTAATTTTAATGATGCAATTAATATCGCAATTCAATCTAATTATAATATTAAAACTTGTATTCAAATTATCACAAATACTTATTATAATAATAATGATAAAATATTAGATATTACGGAATTATATGCAAATAATTTTAATCGTGATGATTTTAAAAGAATTATTTATAAAGATCAATGGCTAATTCCCCTTAAATTTCACGAAAATTTAATTATTGAATTAAATAATAGAAATGGTATAAAATCACTTAAAAACACTTTTTATAAAAAATTTATATCTAATTTTTGTTTTTTTGATATTATTATGAACAAAAATAATGAAATAGCTATTGATTATTTTATTAGCGTTATTCATACATTATTTTTATTTAAACATAAAAATAATAAAAATCATTCTTTAACAAATTTTACAAAATTATTAAGTTATTTATCATTACAAAAAAAAAATAATAAAAAAATATATAAATTATTAATACCTAATAATCATTTTAATGGCAATTATCATTTAAGTATTATTAATAGAAAATTTATTTATTAATAATAGATAGTTAAATATAAATTATGAGTGGAACTAGTTCATCCGAATCACCAAGTAATCCTTTATTTGATGTCTTTAAAAAAGATAGTATTATAAGTAGCAGTATTAATAGCACATCTGATAGTATTCGCAGTTTCTATGAAACTTCTTTTAATAATAATACTTTATTTATTGGATTATTATTTGTTATAATTTTCACCATAATAATTGCTTATTTATTATATACATATATTGGATCTCAATTATTTGCAAAAATTAAAAGTGTTGTTAGCGATACTAAAGTTCCCGTTATTGGTACTAAATTATCAAAATTTACTGCTGAATTAGCTAAAAATGCTAATGGTAGTAGAAAAAGCTTTTCATTCTGGATATATATTAATGATATGAATAAATATAAAGGTCAATATCAAACTGTTGCTGCTGTTAGCAGTGATGGCGAAATTAATTATAATATTGAAAATTGTTCACCATATATATTCTTAGATAAAAATAATAATACTATGTTTATTCGTTTTACTAAATTAGATGATCAATCTTATAATCAATCTTTTAATCAAATAACATCACCAGAAACATTACACAAATTTTTACAAACTGGAATATCTATTGATTATATTCCAATGCAACGTTGGGTTCATATTGCAGTAGTATGTAATTCAAATACTTTTAAAACAACATTATATGCTTATGTTGATGGTGATTTAGTTAAATCTATTTCTCATAATGAATCATTTAAATTAATTGGATATGAAAGTAATTATTTTGAAGATGGTGCAAGTGCTTTAAATACTAATGGAAAAATTAATATAAAAAATCCAGCAAATAATACAAAATTTGATAATATTAATTTAAATATGACAGGTTATTTATATGTTGGAAATTCAAGAGATTATTCAAAAGGTATTGGACCTGGATTTTATGGTTTATTATCATCTTTTACATCTTATAATTATGAATTAAATCAACAAGATATTTATTCTATTTATAATGATGGTCCAATAACAGGATTTTTAGCTAAATTAGGTTTAGGTGCATATGGTGTTCGCAGTCCTGTATATAAATTATAATATATATTTAAATTAGATATGCTAAATACAATAATTCAAATTATATTATCTATATTTTTAATTGCAATTATGGCATTTATAAGTTATTCTGTATATAATCGTGAATTTATTAGCAGCATTACTTTATCTAATAGTAATAAAAAAATAACTAAAATTTTTACAGGAATTGTAGATTATACTATTGTTAAAAATATAGATATTGAAACTTATGATAAAAATGATTTTTCATATTTAGATATTAATCCGTCCATTAATCAAAATGGAGGATCTGAATATTCATATAATTTTTGGATATTTTTTTCACCCCATTTAACAAATAATGTTATTATATATAATAATAATAATGGTCCTGCTAGTAAATTAGAACTTATAGCTAATAATCCTATTAAATTTGGTAGTAGTACTCCTGTTAAACCAGATTTAAATACACAATATATAGTATTATTTTATAAAGGTGAATCACAGCAAATTATGTATAATACAAAAAATGCTTATGATTGTGATAATAGTGATACATTATTTGATTATCCTATTTTAGTAAAAAATCCATTAATTAAAATTAAAAATGATGCCAGTGAAATTATTGTTGAATATAATAATATTAATCATCCAGAAACTTATAATTCAACAAGTGATACAACTTTTGATTGTAAAACAAGCAACAATACATATACTACGAGAAATCTTAATAAATTTGGGATTAAAGACATTGATGTAGCTAATTATAGAGATAAATTTAATATGGTGACTGTGGTATTTCAAGAACAATCTAAAAAAGATAATATATTTAATAATAATAAATCAAATTGTAAAGTTTATTTTAATGGTGAATTAAAAGCAGATAAATTATCAAATACAAATTCACTTGAAGAAGAAGAAATTAATAATTTTAAATCAAGAGTAATGAAAAGTAATTTAAGTAAATTACATATTAATCCTGAGAAAATTAATGGTACAATAACAAATATTACATTAGCAGATACTATTACAACAGTATCACCATTACAAATGTCAGATTTAACTTATTATAATTATGCATTAACAAGTGTTGAAATAAAAAGATTATATGAAAATGGATTTAATAAATATGATGCTTCATTTAGTAAAAGAATTTCAAAAAGTTATACTAAAGGTTTTAATAATAAAGATTATGAAGTAAATCCTATATAAAAAAAGAAAATTATATTATAATAATAATGGGTGGCGGTCTTTTACAATTATCTATTGAAGGACAAATGAATATTCCTCTATTTTATAATCCTCGCATAAGTTTTTTTAGTTATGCATATAAAAAACATACAAATTTTGCAATTGAAAATATAAGAAAAGACTTTAATAATAACACACTAACATTAATATCAAATATGCATAATAGTAGTGAAAATAGTATTAAATTATCAGATAATGACAATGTTGATTTATTATCAAATCTATATTTTGTATTTAAAGTACCTGATATATATTCTGATGATAAATTAAAATTTAAATGGGTTGAAAATTTTGGTTCTTTAATTATTAAAAAAGCTTATTTAAAAATTGATAATAATACAATTGATATTATTACAGGTGAATGGTTAGTAGTTTGGAACGAATTGTCAATGCCTGTAAAAGATGGATTTAATAATATGACAGGAAATATACCTGATTTATTAAATCCACGTAAAAAAGAAACCACAATTAGAATTAGAAATAATATAGTAAGTGAATATGATTATGCTTCTTCAAGTTTAACAGATATAAATAATAATCCATCTATAAAAGGACGTTATATAACTATTCCATTACCTTTTTGGTTTTCAAAAAATCCAAGTTTAGCATTACCAATATTAAAATTTTGCAGAACACATATAGTAACTGTACAAATTGATTTTGAAAATATTGAAAATTTATATACTGTTTATTCTGATATTTATAATATGCATATTAGTCCAGCTTATTATAATAAATTATATAATAAAAATATTTCATTTACAAATTTTGTAAAAGAAAAAGTTGGTAATGATTTTGTTGGATATGTTGAAGCTACTTATATTGTTTTAGATTGTTATGAAAGACAAACTATTATTGATAAATCAAATATTGAATTCTTAATTGAAACATTAAGTGTCAAAGATGATAAATTTATATCTGGTGGAGATGAATCAACCCGACAAATTGTACTTAAATCTCAATTATTAGTTAAAGAAATTATATGGACTTTAAATAGAGCAGATAGTATTTATAAATTTAATAATAATTGCAATTATTCATATTCAATTCCATCCAACAATGAAAATAGTATTATGAAATCCGCAAAAATTATATGGGATAGAGATGGTATGGCTTCAAGAGTTGAAGAAAAAGATGCTTATTTTTATAATAATATTCAACCTTATCAACATCATAGTATAATACCAAGGCAAGGAATATATTGTTATTCATTTTCTATATTTCCTGAAAAATGGTTTCCATCCGGTTGTTTTAATGCATCTGGTGTTGAAACAATTTTAAGTTTAAAATTAAATGATTATAAACAATCTTTAATTGATGAAATATTTATGAAAAAATTTAATACTAATTATAAAATGGATGATGATAATAATGATATAGTTATTAAAGTATATATTATGCAATATAATATATTAGGAATTATATCGGGAAATATTGGTGTAAAAGTTCAAAATTAATTATTTTTTTAATTATTTTTATATAGAAGAATGGATATTATATTATTCATTATTATAGTAATAGTTATTATATTTATTTATTATTTAATAACAACAATTAAAGATTTACAAATTGAAATTAAAACAATGTCAAATAATTGTTATATTTCTCCTAATAATTCTGATAATAATGATAAAAAAATTATAGAAACAGTTGATGTTAAAATGAAAAATGATTTTGTTATGTTTTTAGACTATTTAAAGACTTATTTTATTTAAGAATAATTTGTAATTATAATTAATATGCCTCGTAAAAAAACTATTCAGGATACATCAACTATAAAAAAACCTACAAAAAAAAATATAATTGATTCTATGATAAAATCTAATGATAATGAAAGTGATGATATAATTATTCAATTACCAATACCACAATCAAAAATTAATACAATTATTAATAATAATGATAGTCAAGATACTAAAATATTAGTTCCAACACCTTATGAATCAAATTCTTATTTTATGAATGATGCTGAAAATATTTCTTATGATACAAATACTGAATATCAAACAACTTATTCAAATAATAATAATAATTCTCATTGTTTCTGGTGTTGTCATTCAATTGATAATGTTGTTTATAGTATGCCCTATAATTATGATACTGTTAATGATAGTTATTTTGTTTTTGGTTCTTTCTGTTCTTTACAATGTGCAAATGCTTATAATTTCTCTGTTCACGGAAGTAGCGACAAAGTTTGGGAAATTAATAGTTGGATCCAAATGTTAGGAAAACGTTATGGATTTACAAATACTATTAGACCTGCTCCATCTAAATATTTATTAAAAATGTTTGGTGGTAATTTAACAATTGATGAATTTAGAGAAGCACATATTAAATCTGATAAAACTTATGTTTTAAATATTCCTCCTATGATATCTATTAATAGTAGTTCAGAAGTTTTAAATACATCATATTTGGCTAAAATGTCAGAACATAAAAAAAAGAAACCTTAATTTAATTTATTTTTGTTTTTGAATATATATAAAAAAATGATTTAAATGTTTAAATCATTTATATATTTGATTATGGAAGATAACATTTATTTTACTGATTATAAAGTCAGTACAATAACTTGTAATGCAGATTTAGGTGTTTATATTAATTTAGATATTTTATATGAAAATTTTGAATTAAATGATAAATTTATATGGATATATTATCCTAAAATTACTGATAGAGCTAATACACGTGGTATTTATCCTAAGAAAAAAAGAACTCCTAAAAAAGATAGTGTTAAAAAAAACTTATTTGATAATCAAGTTACAACAATCTATAAAATTAATGATACTTATTATCCTAATTTGAAAATATTTAAAAATGGCAATATTCAAATTACTGGAATTAAAGATCAAACAATTGTTAAAGATATTATTGATTTAATTATTAATCAAATTAAAAAAATTTATGAAATTATTCCAGAAATTATTGTTAATAATAATATTGATATTATTGGATTTAATAAATTTGTTATAAGAATGATTAATACTGATTTTAAATCTTATCTAAATAATACTTTAGAAACTAAATTTTTAATTAGACGCAAAATTTTACATAAAATCTTAATCAGTGAAACTTATAATAATAAATGTAGTTTTGAACCAGGTAGATATCACGGAGTTAAATTAGAATATTTCTGGAATTCTAATAAAGAAAAATTAGATGGTATTTGTATCTGTGGTAAACATTGCTTTGGAAAAGGTACAGGGCACGGAGAAAATAATTGTAAAAAAATAACAATTGCCATTTTTGAAAGCGGAAGTGTTTTAATTACTGGCGGTATTTCATTTGATCAAATTGATGAAGCTTATAAATATATTACAAATATCTTAAATATTCATAAAACTGAAATACAAAAATCAGATTTAAATTTATTATTAATTGAATAAAATTATTATAATATTAAATCTATTTTTTCCATTATATTATCAAATCCGTGAATAACTTCTAAATTATAATACATTGTATATTCTTCATTTTGATATATTATTTTTATTTTTATTAATTTGTCATTTTTTCTAAATGATCTATTACATATTAACATATCCTCATTATTATCAAAATAATCATCGTATAAATCTAATATTTCAAAATCAGATGTATCTCTTTTTTTTAGAATATAACAATCAATATATTCTATATTTTTATAATTAAATATTTCAAATAATTCTAATTGAATATCATTCTCATCCGTAAACTTATTATCATTATAATCCAATATAATTATATCTCCATCTTCTATTAATTTAAAACTATAATTAATACCCTGACTATTTATAACATAATTATAAATATCACCATTTTCAGTATATTCTATATTTAATGATATAATCTTTGAATTATTCTTAATAAATAGTTGAAGATCTGTAAATTCCATATTTTTATATATATTTATTTATTTAAAATTAAATCAATTTTTTATATAAAAATTTAATATCTATTTTTAAATATTATGAATAGATCAATATATTATACATTATTATCATTTGGTAATAATATTGTCTTAAATTATTATTTAATTTGGTATATGATATTCCCTAATTATTTTAAAGATACTATAATATCTCTTAAAAAAGATAGTGATAATTATTATAATAAAATGATGTTATTATCTTTTACTGATGACATTTATAATAAATATCAAATTGATTTAATTGATATTCATAAAAATGTTATGAAATGTTTCAATAATACTAAAATTATTGATAATAATGATAATGATAATATTAGTATTATGAGTGATATTAGTGATATAAGTGAAACTAGTGATATGAGTGAAACTAGTGATATTAGTTCTATTACTGTTGATAATTAATAATTGTATTGCATAAACCTAATTTTTTACAATCCTTTGAATTTATTATTGTAAATTTATTTTTAATATCATCAATATTTTCTTGTGTCATTTTTGTATTTTCTTTTAATATATTATCAATAATATTAAATAATAATTCTGTATTTTTTATATTATCACTTAATAATAAACTTGTCTTATCATAAAAATTTAATATATTACCTATTATATATGCATAATCAAACATAAATATATGATCACAATATAACATTGGTAATAAATCATCAATACTTATAGGACCATCAATTATTGCATATATTGGAGATTTAATATTTAATATTCTTGGTATAAAATTTAAAGTTTCAAAAAAAGTTGTTAATAATGTATCATCCTTATCTGGATTATCATTTTTATCTTTTTTACATATTTCTTGTTTTGCTTTTAAAATAATAGGTGCTAAATTATCCTCAAATAATATTTTATCTAATTCTTTTATTGAATTATTACAAGAAATATAAATTGTATTATTATTTAAATTAAGTATTTCACGAATATTAATATTTTTATTTATTTTTTTTGATTTTTTCTCTATAGTTATTATTCTATCAACTATACCTTTTTTTAAACAAAAATTAGCATCTAATAATAAATCGTGTTGCAATAATTCCTTTAATTCTGCATCTTCAAATTTAGTTCTATTTTTATACATTTCAATTATTTTTGCAAAAAACATATCATATTGTTTTAATAAATTCTTAAAATCACTTTCTTTTCTTTTTCCATTAAATGATACTGAATATCCGTGTATCAAACAAAAACCATAATTATTTATTAATCTATAATGACAATTAATTGATAGAAAAGTTGCAGCTGAACAACTATAATTATCTATAATAGTTGCAATTGGTACCGAACTTGTTGCAAATACACTTAATAATCTCATTCCTGCTGTAACAGAACCACCATATGAAGATATATGTATTAATATTGGTTTTGGTTTTAAAATAGCTCCTGAACTGGTTGTAATATCTTTATTAGCTTCTTTTATATTATTAATTAATTCATTAACTGATTCGTCATCAACATTTTTATTAAAATAAATATGAGTTAATTTATTGCTAAAAAAATCAGAATCAGACATTTTTTCAAATACACTAACATCAATTTTATTCATTAATATCTATTTATAATCTTATAAATAAAATCATAAAATTTACTAATAAATGTTTTATATTGATTATTATTATCATTAATATAGGTATTAATCATTCTTTTATAATAATCATATGGATTTTTATTTAATATAATCATTATTATAAAATAAATTAAGATAAAATAAATACTGATATAAATATCATTTATATTAAATCTTAATGGAAATTTAATTATTAATAATATTGGAATTAATTTTATTATTATATTTATTATAAAAAATTTAATAAAATTATATTTTGAAATATTATTTTTTATTAAATAAATTAATTCAAATAATGTGAATATATATGCTACTATTAATATTAATAATGGATTATATTTTGTTAATTTTAAATAATATAATATAAACCATATAAATATCCAATATGAAAATATCTCAATCATTTATATAAAGATATATCTATATATATGATTTCTAATAATTAAATGTTATTTATTAATAATAGCAAAGATATAGAAGAACTTAATATAACTGATCTTTTATCATCATATTCATCTGAAATAAAAACAGATATTATTAATATTATTAAAGATTATATTAAAATTGATGATAATTGCATGATATTATTGCCATATGATATAGAATTATATAATAAAGAAAATAAAGATTTTATTTATATTAGAGAATTTTTATTAAAAACTTGTAATGTTAAAGATATTATTTATTTACCACTTGGAATTTGTAATATAAATATAAAATTATGTATTTTATATTTTATTAAAAAAAGAGATGAAAAATTTATTTTTACTAAGAATAAAATAACAAATATTCATCAAACACAGAATATTAATTTTTATGATTATAATGCTTTTAATAATTCAAAACAATTATTATTAACAGTTCCTATAAATAAAATTAAAAATAATAAATATTCATTTAATTATATAGATTATATTCAAGAAACTAAGATTTCATCTAATGATACATTAATTTATAAAACTATTGATGAAATTGCATTAATTCAATATGGAAATAAAAATGAAAATAAAAATAAAAATAAAAATGGAAAATATAAAATTTATGGAAATAAAAATAAAAATGAAAAATCAGATATTTATAATAGAGAAGGATTTAATATTATTATTACAAAATATGAAGTAGCGTTAATTAATGAAAATATTTTTTTAAATAATTATGGATTATCTATAAAACCTAAATCTGATTTAATATTACATAAATATTTAGGTTATTTTTTATTTTATAATTATAAAGATATTAATATTAAAACATTAAAATCATTTGAAATTTCAATTCCATCATTAGAAATCCAGGAAGAAATAATTAAATATTTAGATAATATTCATAATACTATTTCACATTTAGAAAATGAAATTAAAGAATTAAATGACCAATCTCTTTATTTTATGAAAAAGATTTAAAGATTTAAGTGATTATTATTATTATAAAATAATTAAATCAAAGATGTCAAAAGAAGATAACGTAGGAATTGGCATTGATCTTGGAACAACTACAAGTTGTGTTGCTGTTTGGATTGGTGATCGTGTTGAAGTTCTTCCCGATCATCAAACTGGATCACGTATTATTCCATCATATGTAACCTTTACTGATGATGAGAAATTAGTAGGTGATGCATCAAAAAATGTTTCAACAATGTATCCAAAAACTACTCTTCATGATATCAAACGTCTAATTGGACGCAAATATGATGATAGTTATGTTCAGGCTGATAAAAAACTTTGGGCATTTGATATTGAATCAGATCAAAATAATAAACCAGTTGTTGTACTTGATTATAAAAATGAAAAGAAAAAACTTTATGCTGAAGAAATTTCTGCTATGGTTCTTACTCGTCTAAAAGAAACAGCCGAAGCTTATCTTGGACATCCAGTTAAAAAAGCAGTTGTAACTGTACCTGCTTATTTTAATGATAGTCAAAGACAAGCGACAAAAGATGCTTGTACTATTAGTGGAATGGAATGTCTAAGAATTATTAATGAACCAACTGCAGCAGCAATTGCTTATGGACTTGATAAAATTGCTGAAAATAATAAAGAAAAAACAATTCTTATTTTTGATGAAGGTGGTGGCACTCACGATCTCTCAATTCTAAGTATTGATGGTGGTATTTTTGAAGTTAAGGCGACAGCTGGTGATACTCATTTAGGTGGTTCTGATATTGATAATATTATTGTTGATTATCTTTGTGCTGATATTAAAAAGAAATATAATAAAGATGTTAAGGAAAATCCCAAAGCCCTTAAACGTCTTAATATTGCAGCTGAAAAAGCTAAGAAAAATCTTTCAACAACCACTACTGTTCCAATTGAAATTGATTCTCTAATTGATGGCATTGATTATACTACTACTATTAGTCGTGCTAAATTTGAACAATTGGCTGAAGGATTTTTCAATAAATCTATGGAACCACTCGGAAGAGTTCTTCAAGATGCTAAAATTTCTAAAAGTGATGTTGATGAAATTGTTCTAGTTGGTGGTACAACTCGTATTCCTAAAATTCAAGAACTTCTAAGTAATTATTTTAATGGAAAACAACTTAATAAATCATTAAATCCTGACGAAGCTGTTGCAATTGGTGCTGCTATTCAATGTGCTATTTTAACTGGTCAAGGAAGTTCTAGAACTAATGATCTTCTTCTTCTAGATGTTGCACCACTTTCACTAGGAATTGAAACTTCAGGAGGTGTTATGACTAAAATTATTGAAAGAAATACAACAATTCCAACTAAGAAATCACAAACATTTTCAACATATGCTGATAATCAACCAGGTGTTGATATTAAAATTTATGAAGGTGAAAGAGGTTTTGTAAAAGATAATAATCTTCTTGGATCATTTAATTTAAGTGGAATCCCTCCAATGCCTCGTGGACAACCTAAAATTGTTATTGATCTTTCAATTGATGTTAATGGTATTCTAGAAGTTAGTGCAAAAGAAGAAAGTACAGGAAAAACTAATAATATCAAAATTACTAATGATAAAGGTAGATTATCTAAAGAACAAATTGAAGAAATGGTTAAAGCTGCAGAAAAATATAAAGATGAAGATGAGAAAAATAAACAACTAATTGAAGCTAAAAATGAACTTGAAAATTATCTTTATAATACTAAACAAAGTCTTGCAACTAAAGCTGAAGGAGCTCCTGAAACTTTTGACGAAATTAAAGCACAAATTGATCCTATTGTTGATGAAGGTCTTAAATGGTTTGAAGAAAATCCAAAACTAACAACAGAAGATTATAAAAATAAACAAAAAGAATATGAAGATAAAATTAAACCTCTAATTACTAAACTTTATGGAGCTGTTCCTCCAATGGGTCCAGGTGGTGTTATGCCTGAAGGTATGACATCTGGAATGGGACCTCCACCATTTGAAACATCTCCACCACCACCTCCTTCTGATAAATCAAATATTGATGACTTAGATTAAAAATAATTGAAGTTATTTTTTTTAGCAATAATAATTATTTCATTATTATTTCTTAAACGTTCAGATAAATATTCAATAACATCTCCATCTTTTTCAATTGCTTTTAATGCTAAATTATAATTATCTCTCAATTCTTTTTTTGCATAATAGATAGATGCTGGATATATATCTATCATTTTATCTATAAAATCAATATCTGATTTTAATTCATTGGATGCATATTTAATTAATGTTTTATCAATTTTACATATTGATAATATTAATTCTTTATTATTTTTATAATTATAATTTAAAAATTTTATTAAAATTGGCATCTTTTCTAAAAATTTAAATGTTAATTCATCTGATAATAATAACTTTTTTATATAATAAATATTTAAATAATTGGGATTAATAATATTAATAATTCTTTCAATATTTTCTTTGTCATTTAAAAATTTATTTTTAAATAATTGAATACTTTTATTATTTATTGTTTTTTGTCCAAAATATTTATTAATTAAATAAAAATTATAAATATGATCTATAATATCCATATTTTTATTAAATTTTTTTATTAATATCATTAATATTAAATTATTATCCATTTTCAATTATTATTATATATTAAATCTTTAATTTAAATTATCAATAATAATACAATTAACAACTAAATCAATTTGAGTTGTTACTACTGATATAAAATCATAATTATTAGTTCTTAATAAGAATAAATAATTTGGTTGTATTTTATCTAAATTATAATTTTCAGGTGTTCCTGTTGCACATATATTTATTCCTTCTAATTCCCCTGTTCCTCCTATTGATGCTTCATTAGACATATAAACATTATAATTAAAAACTCTTGGTAAATTATTTGTTAGTAAATTAAAATAACCATTTGATATGAAACAATTAATATTAAAACTACGATATGGACTATTATCAGATAATAATAAATTTTGAGTATATTTTGTTAAATCAATGTCATATTTATAATAACTATTTCCATTTAATGTTATAGGAGTTGAACAAGTTACTTTAAATCCATTCTTTTTCTGAATATTTGGTAATAAATTAGATGATAAAAATTTAACATCTGTTATTGTTGGAATAAGTTCTTTTCCATATATTCTAAGTTCGCTAAAATGTAAAAATGTAGCTGAACCTGCTAATTTATTAAAACACCAACCGAAATATTGATATGGTGTATTAAATGTAGACGCTAAAATTTTTTCATAATATCCAGTTATTGGATCATAATTAGTTGTTGATAATCTCAATGTTTGACTACCTTCTGTTATTTCTGTAAAATTTGTATTATTCGTAGATCCATAACATTTCCATTCTCCTGGACTTCTTGTTGCATCAGCAGTATATTTGCAAAATTTAAAACTTGTTAAAATAATACTTACAGGCAATTTAATAACTATCCAATCACCTTTATAACTATCATTTATAATATATTTATTTTTTGCATCATTATAAACACCAGATATATAATTATTATTATTTTCCCATGCTGCTGTTATTGCTTCATCTTCATCATCATTAAATAATAAACCTTTAATATACCTATTAGCATTATCAAAAGTTGACGATGAATATATATCATATGTTCCACTTCCATATGTTATTCCTGTTGTATTTAATGTTATTGATTGAGAATATGCAGATTGAGATAAAAAGGTAGTTGATGATTCTATTGATGTAGTACTATAAGTTTTTGGAGGATAAGGACGAGAGGTTGAATATGTATATGTATAATTATATAATTGATTTGATGATACATAAGTATTAGCTAATTCATTAATAGCTAATTGTCTATCTGTAATTTTATCATATATACTTGAAATATTATTAAAATTTTCATTTATTGAAGTTGCATTTAATGAACCATTAACATTTAATTTATAAGTAGATGTAGCAGTTGTTCCGATTCCAACATTTAAATTTCCAATTCTCATAACTTCAGTTGAATTATTTTGAGTAAATGTAATTATTGATGTATTTGTTGTGGCAAACCCTAATTGTGAACTTGTTAATAAACTTCTTTGACCATCAGCAGCATTAATTCTAAAACCTCCTAATGATGAATAACCTTCTACAAATAAAGCCCATGGTTGAGCCACAGTCCATGGTGTATTTTGTTTAATATAAACGCAACTATTTAACCCATTATTAGCTCCATTATCACCACTAGTATTTGCTGAAATATATAATTTAGATGTTACATTTGCAGTTCCAATGCCTATATTTCCACCACTTAATATAATATTACCAACAGGAAGTGTTCCACCAGATAAATTTAAATAATTATCACTTATATTAGTTAATATAACATTAGAAATATTAGAAGCATAATTACTTGTATTTGTTATTGATGTATTAAATATATTTGACGATACATAAAATGGTTGTACTTGCTCTTTTCCAAATAATTGTAATTCTGTAAAATATAGTGTAAATTGTCCAGTTGCTCCTGGTGTTCCTATAATTCTACTAAAAGTAAAACCAATATATGAATAAGATTTTTTATTATTATTACAGAAACCTTCATAACTATTCAAATTATAACTTAAAATAGTTAAAGGAGTTCCATTATTAGATGCTTCTTCTATTTCTTCCCAAGTAGAACCATTATTAGAACCATAACAACGCCATAATGAAGGAGCACCTACTGAATCATTTATATTAAATATGTATTTTGATAAAATTATAGGACTTGGTAGTTTTATAATAACCCACTCACCTTGATAACCATTTTTAATATATGATTGTCCTAAAAATGTACCATTTGGATGTAAATAAGTGCTATAAGCCCAAACAACACCAGAACTTACATTTCTATCAAATAATAATCCTTTTCTTGTTGCATTTGCTGTGCTTGAACTATATATGATATAATCACCTATTCCATATTTAATTCCAGTTGGATTTAATGTTATAGTTTCTTTAATATAATTTGTAGGAATGATATTTAAAATATCACCAGATGATGTTTCTTCATTTGTAAAACTATCATATTCTTTTGGTGGATATTGTCTAATTGGTGTATAAATAATTATATCACTTGAATATAAATTACTAATATTAGTATTAATAGAATCATTTAAGATATTAGAAATATTAGAAGCATAATTACTTGTATTTGTTATATCTATTGCTTTTGTTGCATATGTTGTTGAAATATCAGTTCCAGCAACTTGTAATGTTCCATTTATATTAACTACTGATATTGCACCCCATCCCATATTACGTCCAATTGTTATTTTATTAGTTGTATTACCTTCATAATACATTAATGATGCAAGTCTGGTCCCATTATCATGAACAACAATTTCTGTATTAGCTGAACATTCCATTAAAAGTCCAGCTGTATTTGTTCCAGTCCAACTTTGTCCTGTATAAGATGCGCCACCATAATTAGTATTTATTCCTCCTATTGTTAAAGAACCTGATATCATTTTATCAATTCCCGATGCTGGCGATCCATCATTTATATTTGCTTTACCAGAAGCAACTCTTAAATTATTATTTATAATTGTAATTCCTGATATAGTTAAAGCACCTGTTAATGTTGATGAACCATCATTCCCTCTAATTGTTAATCTTGCTGCCGCGGATCCATCTGATGATGGTGATAATGTTAATGTATTATTTGCATCTGTTCCTGTTGTATACATTGACCATCCTGATATTCCAGTTGATCCTATTCCTAATGATAAACCAACCTTATCAGCTGATGTGCCACCAATTGCTACACCCAAAACAGAACAATTTCCTAATGTATTAGTTGGATTATAAACATATAAACCACCAGTTGATGAAGAAAAAATACTTGAATTATGTTGAATATGTAATTTTGTATTAGGTGTTGTTGTACCAATAGCAATATTTCCATCACTTCTAAAACTCATAACATTAATATTATCATAAAAACCGTGTGCCAATGTTAAATCTAATCTTGTTCTTGAATAATTATCATCATTTTCATATCTAGATAAATTAAAAGTTGCTCTTGCTCCGAATGATTGTAGATATGTTCCTTCTCTGCACAAATGTAATACAGGTATTACATCATTTAATTTATTTAAAGATGTCGTGTATGGTTGAGTGACTGTTAATGGCGCAATTGAATGATCAAAACTATTATTAAAAATAACAATAGGATTAATAGTTAATTTTGATGGTGGATTTGTAATACCAATTCCTATATTTCCATCACTTCTAAAACTCATAACATTAATATCATCATATGGACCATGTGCTAATGTTAAATCTAATCTTGTTCTTGAATTATTACCAACATTTTCATATCTACATAAATTAAATGTTGCTCTTGCTGCCCATGATACTGCTTGAGTACCTTCTCTGCGTAAATTTAAAACAGGTTCCATATCATTTATTGCACTTAATGAAGTTGGTTTTACTTGAGTAATTGTTATAGGTGATTTACTATGATCATAAGTATTTGCACCTGTTGTTATAGGATTAACAGTTAATTTAGATGGCGTGGTTGTTGTTCCAATGCCAATATTTCCATTATAACCTAATACTAATACATTAGTTGCCGTATTAATACTAGTAATATCAAATGTATATCCAACTTGTGATGGACCTGTTACTATTGAATATAATCTTAAATTATATGGATCAGTAGATGAAGATCTAGCATCTAAACAAAAACCACCTGCTATACCATCATTATGTTTATTAAATATAGTAAATCTTGATAATGGAGTTATACCAAATGTATTACCAATTCCCAATCCACCAGAAACATTAGCATTTCCATTGACATCTAATATAAAATTTGTACTGGGATTTGTTATTCCAATACCTATATTATTTTTACTATATACTTCAACTCTTCCTGTATATAATTCACTTACTTCAGAAGCTGATAATACTTTTCCATAAATTCTAAAATCATCTAATAACATAGTTAGTTTTCCATTTCCATTTGATAATGAATTTCCAATATAATAAGTTCTATCTGATATTATTGGTATTGATTTAATCGCTTTAACATATGACCCAATATTTAAATTTGCACCATTAATATAAATTGTCCATGTGCCATTTGTTGATATTGTCCAAGTTATATTATACCACGCATTAAAATAAGTTTCAGTTGTTGTATAAGCTAAATAACCATTATTATTAATTTCAAATTTAATATTTTGTGTATCGCTAACATTTGAAATATCTATATTATTAATACCTGTTAAACCACTAATTTGTCCAAAATCAAATATTCTACCAAATCCATTTCCTGCATTTAATACAATATTTGATATATAAACCCAAAATGTAAATGATATACCTGTTGATATATTTATTGCATTCAAATCAATATTTTTTGGAACAGTTAAATAATGTCCTGATGTAAATGATGCACTACCATTACCATGAATATAATTTCCAACATTTGTATTTATAGCAACTGCAGTAGTATTTGTTAAACTTCCATTATTTAAACTTCCATTATCTATTAAAATTCCAGGACTACTATCAAATTTATACCATATTAATGGATTTATTATATTAGATGAACTATCTTTTAAAATTGGATATGTATATTGATTTATTACAGGTTGTGTATTAATATTATTTGAACCATTTGCAAATGTTAAATTATAAATTCCTGAATTAATATAAACTTCATCTGAATAATTGAATCTTACATATTTATTTGTTAAATTTAATCCAGATCTAGTTGAATTGTAAGTTGTTATTGTTGATGGTGTATTATAAATAATTGTATTATCTGATAATGTAGACCAAGATTTAGAATAAGAATTAGTAATATCATCTTTGCCAAATATTTGTATTTCTTCTAAACATAATACCTCTGAATAATCACCACCTAATATTTTATTTATAGTCCAGCCAATAAATAAATAAGGGATATTAAATGTTGATGTTAATATATCTTCATAATATCCTAATTCATAATTATTAGCAGTTAATGCATTTAAATTATTTGATGCTTCTGTTATTTCAATAAAATTGATACCATCATTAGAACCATAACACTTCCATAAAACAGGTGCCCTATCAATTATTTGTTTATAAAATCTAAATCGAGTTAATACAATTTTAAATGGAAATTTAATAACTATCCAATCGCCTAAGTAATCATTTTTAATATATGAACTACCTGAATAAATACCTGTAGTTTTTAAATAAGCATTAACACCAGACCATGAACCACCAAATCCACTATTTAATACATAATTGAATAATTTATCTTTTAATCTTGTTGAAAATATTGAAGAAGCATAAATAATATAATTTCCGTGATTATTTAAATATAATGTTTGTTTTGATGATAGTAATGGGAAACAATTAATTTCAGGTGTTGTTAATGTTAATTCATCCGATGCATTATCATATAATCTTGGTGGAAATTGTTTTTCATTTGTATTATAAATTATTGTATTGAAATTATCATTATTAACATAAGATGTATTTTGAACTCCATATAATTTTATTTCTGCAATATTTAAAGTTGAACTTCCAATTGTATTGGTAATTATAGTTCTATAATAATTATAATTTGTAAAATTATTAATATTAAATGTATTACTTGTATTATAATTTGTTATTCCTGATTGATATGATAATAATGTCCAATATGTTGTATCAATAGAACCTGCTAAAATAAATGCTGATGGACATTTAATATTATTAGCATTTACACCAACAATAGATATTGATGTTGCAACAAATCCTTTATCATAATATAATTGCACCCATTCACCATAAAAATTAGAATTTCCATTTATAATAGTATTTGTTGCTGTTGATGTATAATCGAATGGTGCTATTGATCTATATAAAGAAGCTGATGGAGACCATTCAGTAATTTCATTATAGTTAAAAGAGATATATGAATTTATTGTATTAGTAGATGTTGAAGTTAAATAAACACCATTATTAGTATATAATGATGGTAAAAATGTAGCATTTGATGCATTCATTGGTGCTGGCGGATATCGAATAATAGTTTGATTATCTAAATTATTTTTGAAATAATTTAATAAACTTAAATTTACAACATTATTTGGATCATAATTCGGTTTAGCTAGTTCTTTTCCAAATAATTGCAATTCACAAATATTTAAAATATAACCACCAATTATTTTATTAATTGTAAAACCAATATATAAGTATGGAGTATTAAAAGTAAAAAGATTTTTTTGATATTTCAATGAAGGGTAATTAGTATTTGTCAAAGCATTTGAAGGATTATCATTTGATGCTTCTTTTATTTCAATGAATGAAATACCATCATTAGAACCATAGCATTTCCATAAAGAAGGAACTCTTGATTGAATATCATTTCTCATATAAAAAGCAAATTTTGTTAATATTATTGGTATAGGTAATTTTAATATTATCCAATCACCAGTATATCCTGAAACTATATAATTTGAATATAAATATGTTCCACTTGCTGAATATTGATTATCTGCCCAATGTGGATTTCCAGTAATTAAATCATAATCAAATAATTGCCTTCTTCCTGTGCTATCTATTAACTTACTTGATGTATATACAGTATATGCTCCACTACCATAATCTATTTCATCTGTATTTAAAGAAAATGTTTCTTTAATATAATTTGTAGGATTAATATTTAAAATCTCACCAGTTGATGTTTCTTGATATGTAAAACTGTTATATTTTTTTGGTGGATATTGTTTTTCTGTTAAATCATAAATTTGATGTAATATTATATCGCTTGTATATAAATTACTAATATTAGTATTAATATTAGTTAGTAAAACATTAGAAATATTTGAAGCATAATTACTTGAATTTATGTTTAAAACATTAGAAATATTGGAAGCATAATTACTTGAATTTATGTTTAAAACATTAGAAATATTGGAAGCATAATTACTTGAATTTATGTTTAAAACATTAGAAATATTGGAAGCATAATTACTTGAATTTATGTTTAAAACATTAG